CATCTTTAAAATCATCAAAATTAATAGATTCAGGACAATTGATAGTCTTTGATATACTAGCGTCTGTATGTTCTTGGCAGACGGCTTGCATATTTAGATGATCTTCGACACTCAAATCTAAAGCAGTTACCATATAATCAGGCAATGCTTCACCATTAGGAATTGGTCCTCTACGATTTATCTTCCAATATAATCTATACCCATAGTCTTCTACATCAAACTCAGTATAAGAACTGTCTCCATTCAAAACCTTCCTAAAATATTTCCAGGAAAAAGTAGGTTCTAATCCAGATGAAATATTACCATAATATAATGAAGTCGTACCAGTTGGGGCGATGGTAAGCAAAACTCCATTTCTAATACCATGCTCTTTTATACCGTCTCTAATATACCTTGGTAATTTCTTTACAAAATAACTATCAAGAAATTTAGTCTTCTTAAACGCAGGAAAGGAACCTCTTTCCTTAGCAAGATCAATAGAAGCTTCATATGCAGAAAAGGAAAGCTCTTGCATTACGGTGCTAATAAGAGTTAGAGATTCTTTTGAACCATATCGGAGTTTCATCTGTTGAAGAAAATTACCTAAACCAGTAATACCTAAACCCAGTCTACGCTTTTTCTCTGCTTCTACTTTCTGTTCTTCAAGAGGAAACTTACTTACGTCTATCACATTATCAAGAAATCTAACTGCTAATTTTGCGGTATTTTGTAGACGTTCATAATCGAATGTGGGATTATCTCCGAAGGGATCTATAACCATATTAGCTAGATTAATCGCGCCTAAATTACAGTCACCATATGGAGGTAGAGGTTCCTCTCCACACGGATTAGTTGCATTTATTGTCTCACAATACTTTAGATTGTTGGTGTCATTTATTCTATCGATAAATATGACACCCGGCTCAGCATAGTTATATGTGTTTCCTATGATTTCATCCCAAAGTTCTCTAGCTTTTAATGTCTTATAAATGTATGGACTATCTGCACCATTGAGTTGTGTCGGAGAACCATCTGCTTTTGGGATATTAAACACTAGGTCCCAGTCAGCGTCATTCTTAACAGCTTCCATTAAAGCATCCGTTACAAGCACCGATACATTAAAGTTAGTCAGTCGTCCTCTCTCGCGCTTCGCAGCTATAAATTCTTGTATATCTGGGTGGTCACATCTTAGGTTCCCCATCATAGCACCACGACGAGATCCACTACTCATTACAGTGGTACACATAGAATTCCACATATCCATAAATGGTAGCGGACCACTAGAAATAGAACCAGTCCTCTTTACGATTGCTCCTCTAGGACGCAGGGTACTAAAATCCATTCCAATACCACCTCCCATTTGTTGAGTAAGAGATGCATTCTTCAATGAATCCATAATACCTATATTATCACCTTCTGTATCCATAGAATCAGCAATCGTACCTGAAACGAAGCAATTTAAAAGCGTTACTTTCTTATCAAGACCAGCACCAGCATGAATCCTACCTCCGGGAATAAAGTCTCCGCTTACCATCATCTCATAAGCAAGTTCTTTATATTCTTCATTTTCATCCAATAAAAAAACACCATTAACCACTCTTCTATGAGTATCTTCTATGGTGTGTTCTTCGGAGGTACCGTCTGGTTTCTTGTATCTATATTTTGTATCCCAGACAAATTCAGAAATAGATTGAGTATCCACAGCTTGTGTGCTGACCATTATTATCTCCGATGATATTAAATTTTATGTGAGGCTAAATACTGTCTTTCTTTTTATTAAAATAATCGATTAATTCTATTGCATACTCTTCATAATCCGTCCTCAATAACCTCATTATCAAAATTCCATTCTTACCACCTATTTCATTGATCCTACTAAGATTATACTCACGCAAACGCCAGGGATATACATAGCGAAACGGACAAATTAGATAATCCGCTAATCTTCCATATAATCTTCCATATGAAATATCAGGAAATCTAATCTAACACCTCTCAGAGTCTATGCAATTTATCTTCAAAGATATCGCTTAATAAAAACAGCGATATATGGAGCCATTGGAAGAGCTACCATTGCCATCCCTATATTTAAAAGACTATGTGCAGTTGCGATATGACGAGCATCAATATTCTGTGCATCAACGAAAAGTAAAGTTACCCAAGCTGTGACAGTGGTCCCAACATTAGCTCCAATTATACCTCCGATAGCAGCAGCAAGACTTATACTACCTGTAGACGCGATCACTACCATCGCAGCAGTGGTTATAGAACTTGATTGCACAGCTATGGTGGTTAACAAAGCCAAACCAAACATTATCCATGGGTTATCAATTGGGGAAATCCATTTAGGATCTAAAGATTTAAGAGCACCACCCCAAAGCTTTATTGATATAAAGAAAAGAGCTAGACCAAACAACAACTTGATTGATGTCTCGAACATTTCATATATATACCTGGAAAATTGGCTTAATCCACTTTGGAGGTGGCGAACGAGCAAAAACAACCAATCCTCTAATATCTTCAATACCTTGGCGTTCAAGAAATTTACGACGTTCTTCCATGCTAGATCCAGTAGTAAATACGTCATCTACTATAAGATGAGGAAGATGAGGATTCCATCGCCTTTTAGAAGTTTTCTCTATTGAATAAGGATATAATAGATTTGAAAGTTTTAGACCACCCCTAGGAATACCTTCTACAGATCTAAAAGGTTTTACAACTTTTAGAGCTACGTGACAGAGACATTCCCAATCGTTATCAGTAAGAGAATCACACTCTATCTTCCATGAAAGTATTTCTCCACTATGAGATTTAAAATTACCTATCTGAAATAGGGTCATCTTTCCTCAAACCCCTCTATCATAGTGGCGATTTCAACGGAAGGTACCACCCACGCATAAGAAGTATCTAAAGTATCAGCATGAATAAAATCCTGTACAAAAATCTTATGAGATTTACCTTTTCTATCTTCCACCCACACCTGCCGTACATTTCTGGGGAGGACTGGTAAAACACCAACCAACTTACCACTTGCTAACCTAACATCCATTTATATTCACCTATTAGAACCTTCTTCCACTCGTTCCCACCAGATGTCAATATGGTTAATCAGTTCGTCTTGAAGCATCTCATCAATCTCTTCGTCGGTAGTATCGTCTTCAACATCCCATTCACCGCTATGGTCGGCACCGGGGTATCCGGTGGTAATTTTCCATTTAACCTTCATAATATTATCCTATCTAACCTATTTAAGATAAACTAAGCGATGATCTTGAAGACCTGGATTACACACGACGCCTAGCCCGACGCATTTCGTCGCGATGGCAGGTGCGGCAAACACGCTGGCCATTCTTCCCCCAGTACGTATTGGCGTCGTTGTACGCATGCCCATTTGAGCATGTAACCCGACGCGCTGCCCTAGCAGATGGAGCCTGGCCTCGAAGGATATTTTCCTTGTTGGTGACTTGCTCTAAATGGTTAGGGTTAACACACTGACGGTTGCGACATAAATGATCTAGCGTCATGCCCGCCTCAATAGAATCGACTGAAAGCTTATAGGCGAGTCGGTGTGCGTAGACTGTTTTACCATTTAACCGAAAACGACCGTAGCCGTTATTATCAACGGCGCCACGCCAAAGCCAGCAACGCTCAGTCTTCTCAACCTTTTGCCAAAATCTTTCCATAAATTCCACTTTCACAGACGGGGCCAACACCCCACGGGACGGGTAGTGTGGTCTGAACGCGGGCTGGCTAAACCCTTCCACATCGCCTGGCCTCCCGCCTACGAGCGGTCCATAGCGGCACTTGCGATTTAACTTTGACGCGCACTGATTTCCCGTTCAAGATCATCGCTTAATCTACCTAATAATTGATGTGTGAACCATCTTCATCTTTGGTTATTATAACCGTAGATTGAAAATCTCCAAAGTCTAAGGTTCTATGGTCTACTAACCAAATCTGCTTATTATTCTCAGCCGCTCTTTGTGCTAGATATTCTATCATATCACTAATACCAGATTGAGATAGATATGAACTTGGTTCATCCCAGACTTCTATATTCGATTGTATCCCCTTTCTATTCAATAACAAGTTAGCCAACCCCATCGCCCCAGCTAACCTAAGTCTCTGTGATTCACCACCAGACCATGCTTCCCAAGGAACTTCACCATTACTCAATGGAGAGTTAATAAACACCTGAAAACCCTTCGATAATGTACCAGCTTTAGTTACTCTTTCTATATCAAACGATATCGACCAATCTGACAATCCTAGTTGTATTAAGTTATTATTAACTTCAATATCTAGAGAGGTTAATGCTTCTTTCAGTAATGTTAACCTAATCTCTTTAAACCCTTTAACCCAATACTCTACTCCAATCTTATCCTTATTTAAATCATTCAATTCTTGGTTTTTAGTACCTAATATCTTCTTTAGTTCAGATATCTTTCCCTTTGTATCTAAAATAATAACCTCGAATTCATTCTCTCTAGACTCTAAATCAGATATAGAAACCTTTGATGATTTTACAGACCAATCGATTTGTTCTCGACAACCACTCCACCTACGAAATGATTCTTCAACCCGGTTCAATTTATGAGAAACATCTATAGAACTTTTATGGTCTCTCTTCATACAAGAATCTCGGTTATCAATTTTATGTTGACAAATATCTAATTCCTCTTCAATAGCTTTAAGAGACTTTCTCAGATCACTATATACATTATCTAGTTCCAATGAGATATCAACTATATGGTCTCCTTCTATCACCTGCTTACAATTGAAACAAACAGTCTCTATCATACTTTCAAGCTTTTTATATTCTTTTCTATTCAATGAAGTCCTTGTTAATATATCACTGCGTTCAAGATCCTTCTTAATCCTTACTTCCCGTTCTTCATTAAATTTCTCGGTAGAAATCTTAAGTAGATTTTCACAGTCAGTCAATTCAGACGTTAGTGAAAGTATCGTAACTTCTAGTTTAGATAACTCAACTTCAACAGATTTTTTCTCTTTAGAGTCCTTTTCTATCTTTCGCTTAAAACTATTCAATTTCTCAGATTTATCTTTCTCAAATCTATCACTAGCTTCTTGTAATTCTGGTAATGTACCTTCTTTCTCCTCTATTTGAGAAGTCAATTTAACCAATCCGAGTTCGAGCAGGCCAATATCTTTAGACACAGAAGTTAATATCTGGCTAGACTCTTTACTCTTGTCTAACCAATACTCAAGAGACAAGATATCTGATAGAACTGATAATTTCTGTGTAGGTGGTAAATCAAAGAAGGTAGTCGAGAATTGACCTATAACGATTGAATGTTGAAATTCTTCAAAGGTAATATCTAGAAATGAATCTACAACCTCTTGAGTAACCTCTTTAAAATCTAAAACTAGTCTATTAGGGTTCCATCCTCTATCTAAGATATGAATTCTACCATTTATATCAAACTCTAGGAACGCCGATGTATTCTTACCTTTATTCCACGAATGAACATTACTAGCTCTCAGACTCCTTATCGTTTTACCATATAAACACCAACACAAAGCATCCCACAAAGAGCTCTTACCAACACCATTGGCACCTAACTTTGGTTCAATTAGGTTATCGCCAGTTAAGAATAATAAACCATTAGAAAACCTTGAGAAATCAAAAGAATGACTTCCTTCAAAAGACTTAAAATTAGTGAACCTGAGTTTGCGGAACTTCATCTAATATCTCTCTACCTATATCTACAGTATACGAATCCACTGATTCATCTTCACAAAATCTATCAAATACTTCTAGCTTGGTCCAATTCTTTATATTTACCGAACACTTAATTCCGGTTTGAGTTTCTCCTTTGTCTTCAATAAGTTCAATCCCATACAAATCTAGATTCATCTCGTCACATATCTTCATTACCTCTTTCCTATAATTCGTCCATTCCACAAGGTTTTCTGAATCTAAATTTAGTCTGATTTTCACCTGATCCCGTGGTTCTAACCCAGACTTTGAACTAAGCTCCCCAGGGGAAGAAATGACTACAGTATGCTTCTTCAGACAAGGAAAATGGAGATTTGATATATCTCCATCTCGTATCATTAATATACGAGGTTCGAATTCATCACCAAAATGGATATTATATGGAGATCCTACATAGGTTACCTTTCCTAATTGTTGTGGTACATGAATATCACCGCTAATAATCACACCTTTAGCATCACGTAGATAATTCTGATGCATTCCATCTAATCTCTTCTTGGTTGATGCTAAAGCTCCAGTAAAAGTTTGATGCATAAAAATATAATCAGCTTCTGAGAAATCTAAATCTTTCCATTCCCCTTGAGGATCTCTCGTATGAGGTAGAAACATAAAAGTCTCTTCGTTTATCGACATACATCGCTTAATATCAAAGATAAACTTAATATTCGGTATCTTATTCAGAAACTTAAAGAACGGAAGATTAGAATCCAAACCATCATGGTTTCCAAACAGGATAAATATCTTCAAATTCTTAGATAAGTCAGTAAGACAATCTATAATCTTATTCGTTAATTTTGACGAGTGTTTATCTTTCTTATCAGTTATATCTCCTAAAATGAATAGATAGCTACATCCATACCTTGCTGCTTGTTCCTTAAGCCAAGGAAACAAATCAAATCTATATTGATCTTTAGGGTTATCAGTGAAATGAAGATCAGATGTTATGAGATACACGAACTTTCTCCAAGAATCTATCTAATTCAAATATATACATACTATCAATAATCACATTAGGTTTCAAATTTAGAGAACGAAGCTCACCAAGTCCTCCTAAACTAATACACAATATTATTGGATAATGATTCTGCTTTGCGATAACCATCGCATATTTATTGAAAGCTAAGGCTTGGTTATTAGCTATCTTCCAGAAATCTACCAATTTTCCTTTACCACTCGTTACTAATGGAGCAAATCCTAAATCCTTATAGAACTTACATTCTATGTAGAAATTATCGATTAAATCAAACCCCTGTCTTTGAACAGCCGATATATCACCACCAGTATCAACTCTATCTTTCGCATCTTCTTTCAGAGATAACGTAGCTCTACCTCCCGACATTGCAGACCGCCAGAATAAATCTAAACGGCTTCCATTACTCACCCATAAAGAAAGCTTCTTACATATCTCACGTTCAAAAGCTGCACCTTTCTGCTTACCTCCACCCTTACGCATTAATTAACCCCCAAAATTTTCATGTCCATATGCACGGATCACTCCATCCGCATCGAAAACAGTGATCACCGCCAATCGTTCCCGACCACCAATCTTCTTCTTTTGGCCATTCCATTACACGCATATGCCCATACTCTTTACACAGAGGGTTATCTTCCGAAAGTTTGAACCAGTCTTCCTTTGGAATTTTAAAAGGATCCTCCTTTTTACACCCAAACAATCGTTTCAAGTTTTCATATTTCCAAAACATTAATTAACTCCTGGTATCTGTAAGAAATTATCTGGCTCTTGTCTCTTTGGTGATTGTGCCGGTTGAGGTGGTTTATGAAATACTTGATAATCGCTCTCCTCCAAACTTTTCTCATATAACCCTCGTATATATACTCCACTACCGTCTTTCGATGATTTTTGGAATGCTTCTTTCAATCTCATAGCAAATTCTTTAGACCATGGAAATTCATAAGAACGAGGTACCACTCCATTAGGATATATCCCCCATAAGTAAATAGCTACCCCTTCATCAAACTTAGCTCCTAGTACCTTCATAAATTTCTCACTACGCCATTCTAAATGGATTGGTTTTGGTTGAGATAACAATTCTACATTACCTCCCCAAACACCAACGATTAGAACTACAAAAATAATGTTCGTTAACATAGGTATCTTAGATTCAGGTAGAACTATATACAAGTAAACTGCTAAAGCTATTGAAAATACAGAAAATACAATTGTAAGAGTTATCATTATCTAGCTATCTCAAAGGAAAATATAAATCATTTACCGTCTTTGTATCTATCCTACCGTTTTCATCTAATATAAACCTAAGTACAGTTATCTCTTGTCCTTCCCTTAAAAGTTCAACAGTTCTCTTTAATTTTTTCACTGTCCCAGATGTCTCACTTACCGCGATTGAAATAATAATCAAAACCCTGATAGGTGTTTTTGATCCTTTTAAACTAAAAGCGTGTACATTTATGATATATTCACCAGATGGTCTCCCTCTACTATATGCAATTTCATAGTTAATCTTACTGATATCGCCATAATGTCCTAAATCGTCTCTTAGAAGGTTAAAGATTCTACCACCCTTATTAGAATAACCAACAGGAATATCACCAGGAGCTTTTACCCATAAATCTATATCTGCAGGCAATTCAGGATCCCAAATCATCTCGACTATGATTCTACCAGGAACAGGAGCTTCAACTTTAGTTGGTTCAGGAGGATTAATGAAAGGAAGGATCAAAATTATTATAGGTAACAGCCCTATTATAATTAGGAAGAGCATGTCAGAGAATAGGATATAACTCCTACTTAATCTTCTCATCTCTATCAAACAGTTGTAAGTTTAATTGTAACCAAAGGCTCCCGATAGCTCCAACTAGAGTAGTATATAAAGCTGTGCCCATACCAAGCATTAGAATAGTTACCATAGGCTTTATAGCTTCTATATCACCAACCGCGCTTGGATCAATACCAGAAAAGGCTATGATAAAACCTAAGACAGTACCAATAAGACCTAGAAAAAGACAAGAATTCGATACCCAGAAAACATCATCCCATCGTTTGAACAGACCTAGTATCAGTCCTACTAAAAATACCGCAATTATAAGTTGAGTCATAAATGTTTTATCAGTATTTAAAACCAAAGAAACCCAACCAAAATACCATGCTGACGAAATTAAAAGACCACCAACTATCTGTACGAGCGTAAACCGAGCTAAGAAACTATCAGTTAAGAAGAACCGAATACCACGAATAATTGGGTTACGTTCTTTGGTTTCGCTCATTCTTGAGCCTATCAATTTTCCTATTAAGGTACCAAATAGCTTTTCTTAAATCCTCTATCTCTGTACCCTGAGATTTCTTTCCAGCTCTATAACAATACCTGAGGACATTACCTAAATAATGGTCCTTATCAAATCCCCATGCTTCAATAACTTTTATGACTTCATAGGTATTATCCTCAGGTACATAATGTTCTGGATGGTTTATATTATCCACCATATCCTTCCATAAAAACAGGTTTCGCTATTCCATGATTACCACCGACAAAATCAGTACCACTAAGTCCTCCTGATCCACCACCAACCCATTCTTCTGGGTATACATAACTTTTTTCTTTGGTGATTGCCGTCTCACCACCCCTTGGAACCTTCGGCCAACTCAAACATTTGATATGAGCATTCACACCGCGTCTGATCACTACGGTGTCCTTAAGTCTAATCATAATTATACTTCCTTCTCGTTGGTAGGAACTTCGCTTCGATCTCAAACCACATCTTCTCTACTTTATCAGCTATCTCATCACTAATCTTAAAGAATTCTTCATCAGGTAGTTTCTTATATGAGGTATTCAACTTCTTTGCTTCGCCTTTTGATATGTCTCCAATCTCTTCTAACCAAGATAAATTCGCCATTAAATCATCAACACCATAACCAAAGATAATAGGAAATGTACAATTCCTAAATGGTAGCCCTATCTTGTTCTTCTCACACTTTACCTTAACTTCAACTCCAACTGGTCTCTCAATTCCCGATTTAGTAACCCTCAAGGTCTTAATTATAGCTAGATAAATTACCTGACTAGCATAAAAATCTAACGATCTACCACCAGACCTAGAATATTTCTTACCAAAAACTACCCCAATATTATCTCTCACCTGCGAAACTATTATAATACAGACTCTTGAATTCTCCAAACGTTGTACCAATCTCCTAAAGAGCTGAGACATCTTCTTCGCTTTCTCAGCACCATAAGTACCAGTATCAAGATCACGTTTCAGTTCCGATCTATCAGATAAAGCATCTAGAGAATCTAAGATATATAAACATGGAGTATCTATATCCTTCAGACGGTCTAAGGTATCTTCAAGGTCTTCAAAGAAGTCTTCTACTGTTACACAATTGTCAACGAATTCAGTCTTAGAGACTGGTAACCCTAATGCCCTAGCATAGTCTTGATCAAAAGCTGCCTCAGCTTCTGCATAACGAATAATACCATCAGGATACTTATTCAGAAAATTAGCCGCAGCTTCTATACAGAGAAGAGATTTCCCGGCTGCCTTATCACCGACTATATTTATTATACGACCTATAGGATAACCCCCACCTAAAATACAGTCTAATAATTTACAGCCAGACGATATAAAATCTAGGGAGGAAGACGGTCTTAAGAAATAATTAACCTCTTCCTCTTTTAATTCCTGTCTTTCCATATCATTCTTCACGCTTAACCTGATATAACCTACCACCTGATTCCATTCGGTTCATAAATGGATGATCTCCCCTTTGACGCCAACCTCGACTTTCCAACCGAACACCTATACTTATTCCCACCCAAATACCAATGAAAGTTGCAAGCAGAAAATAAAACCAATCTGTTAAAAAACCGCCCATACTACCTTCCTTCTCTACGTTGTCTAATTCTTCTCGCTACTCTTGTCCCAACCTCTTTTTCATCATCTTCACTATAGTCATTTTCATCCACATCTTCTATCTTTTCATCTTCTTCCTTATACTCTTCTTCTTTCTCTACTTCACGCCTTACACGGGGACGAGGTAATTCCTCCTCTTTTATTTCTTCAACCTCTTCTTCTACTTTCTTAACACCACTAAAAGCCTTATTAATATGGTCATAATCATAGAAATTGAGGCAGGTAGGAATAGGATTGTCTACAACCGTTTCCATCCACCTATTAAAGAGAGATTCTTTCTCGGTAATAGATGTAACATGTCTAGAGATATTAATCGCGATATACCTGGTCTTTATCCCAGTTCCCTCCCTAGTAAAAGTTACGTCATACCCTTCCTCAGGGTTATCAATCTCGAGAACTTCACCTGTACTTACATCATACGCACGGTCAGACAATTCCTGATCCATGATAGAAGGTTGAGACCAGAGCAAAGGACCTTCGCTCTCGTTTTCCCTATCTATCACCCAGACAAGATACCTGGTCCTTGCAGCGATGGTAGAAGCATAATCTTGGTCTCCGTCAGCTTGAGCTTTACGTCTTTCTTCACAAACAGGACAATCCTTATCCTTCATCCTTGCTAAACAAAGATAGGAAAGGTTGTCTGCTCCGATCCCATAATGAATATAAATCTCATAAGACCAGTGCTCAGGACTCTCCCATGTTGGTGGAAGTATCCTTACTTTATTCTTACCTTCCTTAGGAGTAAAAAAAGCTATGCTTTCCTTGATATAAGGATCATTTAACGATCCACCACCACTAGCTCGCTTTTTAATCGTTTCTTTAGAAGGTGGTGTATATACAAACTTTGTTCTTTGCTGCTTTCTTCTCATCATACTGCCTTTCTAGATTTTCTAATTAAGTCAGCTTCTAAGGTCGCCATTTCTCTCCCCATAACCCTAGTTTCTTGAGTCCTAGATAATTTCACACGTTCGCGACCCAACTTATGCCTTACCTCATTACCACTCTTTGAATCACCTTTAACTGATTCAATAGAATAATAACCCGCTACATAAAGTTGAACAAGCTCTTTCAGCATATACGACTTCTGTTGAAGCGCTTCTTTCATAACAGCCAAATCATCACATGTCTTCTTGGCTTTTAGATAATCTTCTTGAGCTTCTAATCTACGAGGATGGGTACTTACTGAGGTCTCTATCACCTTCTCAGTAACTTTCTTACAGTCTAATTCATACCCAGTTCTAACTTCTAAACTCAATTCGGATTCTACATTCTTTAGATTCTGATATAGTCTATCTCTTTGATCTACAGCATCTATATATTTTTCTGCTACCTTATAAAAAATCTCAGCTTGAGATACCAATTCACCATCTAAATTAAATTTATCTATTCTAAGTTCATTCATCATTCTTCAACCCCAAAACAACCATCCAAGACCTAAACCGGAGAAAAAACCTATACCAAAACCTAAACTCAATTGCATATCCATTATCATCTTATAATCTGGTCTCATTTCCTAATTCTCCGTATAAATCGCCTGACCTATTGAAGATACTATTGCTCCATATGAAGAAGGAGGATCATATGGATAAGCAAAAGCTTCTAATATACCTAATAACCTAGGTAAATCTGGACCTCCTTTATACCTCGATAATACTGTCGTAAAATAAGCTGAAACCGTTGCTCTTATCTGGTCAGGAAGAATACCTTGTTCTTTTAATACCTTTACCTTCTCCATTACATCAACCCAATCAGGTGGATCATCCATTAAAGAATTACAAAGTTTTCTAATATCAGGATTCTCTTCATCGGATTTCTCTAATAAAGCACCAGAAGCTTCTTTTACATCTACCATTCCTTGACAACTAACTAAAGCAACCAACCCAGTTCGCATATTACCCTGGGCATGTTTCGCAATAAACTCTAGGACCTTATCAGAAATCTCGTCTTCTTTCCACCCTTCTTCTGCTACAACATAATCAAGTTGATCTAAGATGACTTCTGTCTTAATCGCCCCTAACTTATAATGAGCACATCTTGATCTTATGGTTGCTGGTACCTTACTCACTTCAGTAGTACATAAAAACCAATAAACGTAATCTGGTGGTTCTTCAATTGCTTTTAAAATCGATCCCCATGCTGACTTTGAAAGAGCATGACATTCATCTATAATAATCGCCCTACTCGGCAACCTACCAAACGTGTGATACCTAAGAGACCCAGTAAGCTCCCTCATAGAGTCTACACCACTATAGGTAGGAGCATCAACCTCTATGATATTAAATGGTTCACATCTGACCTTATCAGCGATTATACGAGCTATAGTCGTCTTACCTACACCGGAGGGACCAGTTAATAAAAAACAATGGACAGTGTCTTTTTCTAGTACCTTTTCGATAGATTTAACTATCTCACCTTGACCTAGAACCTCACTAAAGTCTTTAGGACGGTACTTTGTAAACAGTTCAGTCATCGTTATCTTCTTCGTCTTCGTTTTCTAAATAGGGAATATGCTTCTCAACAAACACCGTTGTTCTGAATAACAGCTTTGGTTTACCTCTATTCTTAATCGGATCATCTATTGACTCATCCCAGATCCCCTCAATATATTCTTTTGTGGTACCTTTCTTTCCAGGGTGTAACCCTTTACGACATTCTTTGTTCCACCTCTGTCTTCCTCTTTCATGTGGAATACATATCTTACAAGATTTGTGGGTCTTCGTATTCTTCTCATCAAAACCGTCGCACAGCCTTACGTACTTCCTACAAGCTGGACAGAATTGATAACAAATCCCGTCCTTATCCCAGACATGCACGGGATTACCAGTAAATTCACACTTCTTGCTTTTTCTACCTTTTACTTCGTATTTATCAATTATTTCTATCTGATCTGACATATCTCACCACTCATCCGAATGAAAGGTCCCAACTTCTGAAAGATCAAACCAGTTCTCACCCAAACTAACATCTATTGAAATTGGAACATTCATAAACTCATACTCAACTCCAAGCATTTCACCAATGATGATTTCTAAGTCATCATCAAATGTTTCTTTTGGAACAGAAAAAGATAAGTCGTCATGTATATTCATTATGGCTTGAAATTGTCGTTTGTCTTCACTACATGCTAATTCAGAAAGACTATTCATACCAGAAATAACAATCTCTGACGCTGTTCCTTGTATAGGTGTGTTTATTATCTTATTGATAGATAAAGGACCTCTCCTACGAAACCCCGTTAATAACTCTACATACCCATTTTTATCGTAGAATTTTCTTAAACCTTCTTGCCATTCCTTCACTCCTGTAAAAGTATCCCAAAATTCTTTTAATAATTCTCTGACATAGCTCTTACTAATACCTAAACTGTCTGATATTGATGGAGCCTCGGCACCAAAACATGCAGGAAAGACAAACTTATTCTTCGCTATCTGCCTAAGTTCTTTCATTGTAGTTTCATCTGTTAAGAATTTCCTACCTCCTATTATAGAAGAATCTTTATCAACTATCTTCTTACCCCATTCTGTATGAACATCATATCTATTCCTTATTAATTCACATAAAACCTTATCTTTAGATGCCATCCCAATAACACGAAACTCAATCTGACCATAATCACAACTCACGAAATAATCACCATCTCGCGGAATTATCATATCCCTTATTTCTGAGTCCCTTTCCTTTGGGAAATTCTGCTCATTTGGAGAATCACTTGATAAACGTCTGGTTACAGTCCTCATCGTATTTAGATTTGGATGTAGTTTAGTATCAGGCCAGATATATCTCTTCGCATTAGCGTGTAAACTATCAACATAAGTAGATTTTAATTTCACAGCATGTCTAAGTTCAAGCACTAAATCAGAAAGAGGATGATCTATCAACTCTAACACTGATTCAGCTGTACTATAGCCTCCATCTGGTTGTTTACCTTCATCAAATCCTAGGATATCTCTTAAAACCTCTGTTAAGTCCTTCGGAGAATTAGGATTAAACTTTTTAACTCCTCCTTCAAATTCTTGAACTACTTCTAGATATGAAATATCATGTAATATCTCTTTTATATTATCCTGTAATCTATCTTGATGATATTCAACCTTTTTCTGATTTACATCAATACCAATCATTTGTGTCAAAACAGTCGTAACAATCCTTTTCATCTGGTCGTCATATACCTTAGATAATTTATCTTTCTTTAGAATCTCCTTCTGCTTCTGATAAAGTTTATGAGTATATTTTGCATCTAGGGCATTGTACCTAAGAACATCCACTAAAAGAGTATTAACCAAATTTCCAATATCTACATCACTTACATCTTTCAAATGAAAACCAAAATACTGTAGACACAGAGAATCTAAGCTTAGAACGCCGGTTCTTTCATCTATGCAATACGCTTGGGCCATAGTGTCTCCCCACTCTATGGACCTTAGAAAGCGGCCTACGGTTGCTATCGTACCATTCATTCCTTCCGCATAAAAAAAACTTAGCCATTCCTGCTCAAACCCAGAGTTATGAGCAACCTTGATAGATTTAGTAGATGATAGAAAATCATATAAAGATTCCTTTATATGAATAATCTGCTCGCTACTAAACTTACTTTTAGGATGATCCAAAGGAAAAGCTACTGTCTCATCTCCACAACTTAACGCAACCGAAAGAATCCTTGAGTCTTTCCCATAAGGTCTTATTCTCCTAGCAATATTTGACTTAGGCTCAGAACTTGTCGTTTCAATATCTATCGCAGTCTCAGAATATTTTGATAATTCTTCAAACCAATCATCTATCTCTTCTATATCATTTTCACCATTCTTACCAGTAATGATAGATATACCATTATAAAAGTTATCTTCGCTCTCTATAACAGCATCAGACCAATCATAGATATCGTTACAAATAG